TTTTAATTCTTTCTATAAAATGATTTAGTGTATAATTCTTTCTGTTTTTGTGAGTACAATCATCAGAAATATCGTACAAAACTGCCTTATCTTTATTGTTTCCTTTTCTTAAAACTCGTCCAATACTTTGTAGATTTCGAATTCTAGACTTACTTGGAGAAGCAAAAATTACATTGTGTAAATTCTTGATTGAGATTCCGGTACTAAAAACTCCATAACTAGCAACAATAATTGCATCAGATTCTCGCTCTGTAATTTCTCGAATTTCTTCTCTTTCCGTCGCATCAACTCCACCATGAACAAAAAATATCTTTCTATTTTTATCACTATGATTATTTATTAAATCATAAAGTATCTGACCATGAGTTTCTACTCTTGCAAACAATACTAATGTGTTTCCTTTTAAATCTAATGCTAAATTCTTAATAAAGTTATTTCTTTTTTCGTTTGTAATTAAGAACTGAATTTCATCTTCGTATTGTTCAAACTGTTGTGGATTGTGTTTTAGTACTAAACAATGAATATCAAGTTGAGATGCTCGCCCCTTTTCGATCATCTCTTTTGTGTTGATTGTCTTATAAGTTGGGCCAAATAAACCGGCAATTACCCACTCATGAGTCTGAGAGTCTTTCCCACCATTTGATAGAGTTCCAGTAAAACCAAATCTATATTTGGCGTGGTGGCATTTTTTCATTATATCAATCAAAGATTTCGACTTTGCCTGATGACTTTCATCCACAATAACACAATCAAATTCTTCAAAAAATGATCTATCCATCTTGAAAATGGACTGCCAGGTTGATAGAGTTACTGGAAGATCAGTATTCTTTTCTTTTCCAGAATAAATCATATGGCAATGCTCTTCTGGACTCCATCCATATTCATGAAAGTCCTTATGCATCTGATGAATCAATGATGTTGTAGGAAAGACAATTAGAGTCTTGAATCCTTTATTTGTATAATATCTTGTCAATGCATAAATGATTAATGACTTACCAGATGCGGTTGGGGAAATAATTGTTTTTCGATTATATCTTAGACATTCATATACAGCATTGATTTGATAGTCATACGGTGTATATGAACATATAGCATTCATGTAACCTTTAACACCTTCTAGTGATATTTCCTCATTAATTTCAAATGGAAGGCCATAGTACTTATTTTCTTTGAATTCATAGGTGTAACCATACGATTTAATTTTTTCTACAACTCGATCGAGTAGTCCAGCGTAAATTTCTCCGGTTGAAACCGAGAGTAAATGAATTGTGCCATCCCAACCAGTTTTTCTGTATTGTGGCATGAATTTAGCACTGGAGAGTTCGAAATTAAAGTGTGGTTGTAATTCATAAAGAATATGCGGTTCGCATTCAAGTTTTATAAAAACTTCATTCTTTTTTACAATCTTAATATTAGCCATATCCAGAAATATATTTTTGGTAATCAATTGAACTTTTTATTTGATATGTTCTACTATGAATCATTTTGAGTATGTCACTTAAGTAATTTAAAATTGCATCATAGTATTCTATTTTCAGTGATGCCTTTGATATATCTTCATCAGCACCCATGCAATTTTGTAAGTGTTCTTTGTCTCTTATTTTCTTTTGGTAAACATCTCTATATTCTTCTGGATCGGCTTTTCCAGTATAATATTCGTATTTTTTTAGTCTTATTTTATTTTTGTCTTCTACTGCTTTTTTCTTTAATAGTAAAATATTATTGAATATTTCATAATATTTTGAGTGTAGTTGTGGAATTTTTAATGACTCTAAATGTAAATTATCCGGATCAATTTTTGAATCTTCTTTCCACATTTGTTCAATTTCATTGATATTCATAGAGAGGATTTCCTTTGTTATCAGTAATTTCATAGTAAGTATACTTAAATTTCACTTCTGCTGTAAAGTATTCAGCATCATTATCTGTCGCATCAAAAAGTAATGTAGTCAAATCATATGGGAATAAATCATAAAATTTTACTTGAAAATTTGGTCTCTGGCTGCTGGTTAAGATTTGAAGTGTTCCATCTGAATATAGATTTAATCCAGAATTAACATTAGATGTTACTTTATTGTCCTGTCTTTGTAGAGTATATATCTGATCTAATGATTCTGGATAACCAAGACCTCTAATCCAGTTCTGAAGTTCCATGTAATTTTCAAGACCTTCATCTACCATGAAGCGCAAATTAAAGTCTTCAAATTTTATTTTGTCACCTGGTTGTGGAATATCTCTCAAGTATGTAGGCTGATTTGCAATGCCAAGAGTCATTGATGGTATATTTGCCGTATTAGTGAAAAATGCAACCTTTGGTGCCCTTGATATAGTAAATTTAAATTGAGTTGGAGACAGAAAATTTCTGTTCTCTATTTGATTACTAAATGCGTTTCCAACCATTTTTTCAACTATTTAGTTATATTGACTTGAGACGATAGATATGGTAGAATTCTTATGTTTGGTTGGATGACATGAAACTCAAGGAACTGATTCGGAATCATTGGGACAATCATGAGTTTATGTCCTTGTCATTGAATACGAGTATTAAGAATCAGATCATTCAAGAAACAAGTTTCCTTGACAAATATTATTCGAAGATTCCACTAAGAAATCGAGCTTATGTGATTCTCAATGAAATTCATGAGGATACAATTCCACAGTGCATTTGTGGAAAACCCGTAGCACTAGATGTTACATATTCCATCAATGGGTTTAGAACTTATTGTGGTGCTGAGTGTTCTAGAAAAAATAAGACTGTAGAAAAAATTGCTCTCGAAAAACTTAGTGACAAAGAATGGCTTTATGATCAACGAATTGTTCAACAGAAATCAATTGAGTTGATCGGAGAAGAACTGGGTGTATCTCACATCCCAGTTCAGAAGTGGATTAAAGAACATCAACTTGATGAAATGTTTGATGCCAGAAGTCGAAATACACTAGCAACTTCTGTGCTTAAGGATAAGACACAATTAAAAGAATTTTATGATTCTGGTCTAACTTGTGAAGAAATTGCAGAAAAACTTTCATCAACGAAATCAACTGTTTCTAGATGGTTGAGTTTTCATGAGATTGAGACGAGATCTTCAAATTCTTATGAAAGAAAGATTAATAAGGTCAGTCAACAAGAGAATGATTTGGTTGAGTTTATTCAAAGAATTTATGATGGCAAAATTAAAACCTCTAATCGCTCGATATTGAACGGACAGGAATTGGACATCTACATTCCAGAGAAAAATATTGCTATTGAATACAATGGACTTTATTCACATTCTTATAAACCATGGGAAACTAAAGAGTCTCTAATTAAAGGCAAGAGTTATCATCTAAACAAAACTATCAAGTGCCAAAATCAAGGAATACAGTTATTGCACATATTCAGTGATGAATGGCTTTTAAAAAGAGAGATTGTAGAATCATTGATTCGGAGTAAGTTAAACTGCAATTCAAGACTTTATGCTCGTCATTGTTCTGTAGTTGAGATTGATATTCACACTAAGAATATGTTTTTAAATCGATGTCATATGCAGGGAGAAGATAAGAGTCTGATTAAATTAGGTCTTGTGTATGATAATGAGCTGGTTTCTGCGATGACTTTTTGTAAGGCAAGATTCAATCGAAATTATGAATGGGAGTTGTCTCGTTTTTGTACTAAGTTAGGTTATAATGTGATTGGTGGATTTTCTAAGTTGTTGGTGAATTTTAGAAAAGAATATTCTGGTTCTATTATTTCTTATGCAGATCGTCGGTATTCTGATGGTGGGGTTTATGATAAGAATGGATTTCAATTAATTCATGTAAATTCACCGTCTTATTATTATGTTGATAAGAATTATCTAGAGCGTCATAATCGAATGAAATTCCAGAAGAAGTATATTGGTTCTTATGATTGTACTGAGTATGAAAAAGCCAGAGAAATGGGATTCAATAAGATTTTTGATTGTGGTACTCTTGCTTATGGGTTGGGTTAATCATCCAATCTTTGAACTTTATATCCCTTATGTTGTTTTTGTCTACCCCTAGCAACATCATTCATATTTGAACTATTCAAATCTTTTTCTCTGCAGTACGCATTAAGATTCACAATAATTTCTTCTGTTCCGTCTGGTCTTATGATTAGCCATCTCTTTTGATTTGCTTCTCTCGCTTTTTCTTTTTGATAATCTGTTTGTGGTCTTCCTAAATTTGCTTGTCTAGTTCTCTCAATTGCTTCTGGTGTTCTTTTCTTTCCTAAATGACTTTGCCGATTTTTTTCTTTTGTTTCTTCTGAGTGTTTAAATCCAGTTCGTTTCTTTGTTTGTCCAGATGCAAATCTTTCTTTTTTTGTTTTACTAATCTTATCTTTTGTTTCTTGTGTATGCTTTCTACCAAACCATGGATGATTTTCTCCCTCAAGCTTGGGTGGTCTACCGGATTCTAAAATATTCAATAGAATACCACCTTCGTCAAATCCTACTCGGCCATGATTTTTAATTTCTTGCTCTTCTAGTTCATATGCAGCTTCTTCTGTTAGATCTTCTGCTATTTTTATGATGATCGGCTTATGCCCATCTTCGATTAAGTTTCTTATGTAACCGTTAAGTCTTTTATTGAATGAATATTCTTTCTTGTCAGTTAAGTGTTGTTTACATCTATTTCCAGTTCCTTTTCCAACATAAAATAAACGATTCGTTATTGGATTGATTATGTGGTAAACATAATATTTTTTTTCTTGATCTGGCATGTTAGTTAATAATTTAATCTGATTTATTTATACAAAAAAGGAGGGAAGAAACTCCCTCCTTAGAAAATTTGGTATAAATGATCACATTAAATTCACGATCTTAACGCGCCTGTAATAGCGGTTGCTATTAATCTGCAGACGACCAAGACCTTTATCCAGACCTTCGGCAAATGGGTTCGCTACCATACCGTAGCGAGTCTTAAAGCCGATTTTTGGTTGGAAGGTGTTCTCACCAACGGCGCGAACCATCTGAAGTGGTATGTAAGGGCAATAAAAGAGCCCACAGTCATAAGGACTAGTACCCTTATAACCTACAACATAATACTGACCACCATCAGAACCAGGATTAGAACCACCAGAATAAGGATCGATATAAACACGATACTTACCCATAAGAACACCAGCAAAGGTGTTACCAGTGTCATCTACATTGAGATTAGCGTTTAGAGCTGGGGTATAATCAAGCACACCTGCCATGGTTAGAGCGGAAGCTACATCGGAGGAGCACATGATTACATTACCCTTACCACGACGAGTTCTCTGTGCGATTGCGTTAGCATCACGCTCGATCTGGAAAAGCAGGCCCTTGAACTTCTCTACGCTCCAACGACCGTTTGAGTCAATATCAAGGTCAAATACACCAGCGGTAGCTACATTGTTAGCAGCACCTTGCTCAGCAACTTTGTAGATAGTACGAATTACTTCGCGGTTGATCTCAGCAAGAATCTCAGTGGATAGAATATTTGCCAGTTCAGCTTCAGCATTTAGACCATGGATCGCTTTTAGATCCTGAGCTAGCTCAAGGCTGTATTCGGCTTTCAGTGCTCTGGACTTCGCTTCAACGAGAACCTTCTCGATCGAGAAAGCCATTTCGTTGAATTGACCGCCATTATCAGAACCTAGTGCCTCAGAATCACCAGTGTTCATACCTTGACCAACATTGTAGCCTAGGGAAGAAGCAGTACCGACAGGATTCAGGATACCAGGGTTGCTTCCGGTTTGAACGCCACCAGTAGTACCAAGACCAGCAATAGCATCAGTAGCATTAGTAGCACTGTTGTTTGCATTGGTACCAGAGAAGGCAGTATTGACTTCGTTGTAGAAGGTCTCATCGCCACTTTGGTTATTGTAGCGAGAGCGCATTGCGAAAATTAGACCAGTTGGGCCAGTCATTGGCTGAACACCAGCTAGATCATAAGCCACAAGATTAGGCATGGAGCGGCGAATGAGGCTGATTAGAACAGGGTCAAAACCAGCAACAGGACCACCAGCGGTAGCACTACCACTGAAAGCACCACCAGCACCAGCAGCATTACCTGAGTTGGTTGGTGACTCCATGAGTACACCACTAGAGAAGGCTTGTTCTTCTCTTAGGAATTTTTCTTGGTTTTCGAGCAAGACAGCGGTTACTGCTTTACGATGAGAATCTTTGATTGGATCAAGACCATCATAGTTGAGAAGCGGTGCCCACTTTTCTTGCAGATGCTCAGATTGGAACATTTGCGTTTACCTCTTAAAAAAATGTTTGTTTTGTTTGATTTAATATTGAAATCAGTTTTTGGCCAACATAGAAAGTGCTTCCATGTAGGTGTTCATTGCTGGGGAATAATCCGCAACAGATGAAACTACACCTTCAGAAAGTGTTTCAGGTTGAGCAGTTGGAGCTGCATATTTGGTTGGGAAATATGATTCCCTTAGAGTCTCCAATTTTTCACGATATTCTTGTTCACTTTCAAACTCAACACTTTCGGCAAGTGAAGCGAGCTTTTCTTTCTGAGTGATAGCTAGACCATCAGATACTACATCAAAAATTCTATCAGCAACCGACTCTGAGAGTCTTCCGTTGAGTTGAATATTTTTCTCAATTTGCTCGTTGAGTTTTGTCTCCATTTCATCAAGTTTTTCTACCATATTCTCTAGTACATCATATTTTTCTTCAGGGAGTTGTACATAATGTTCTTCAAAAAGATTCTTGAGATTACTCAAGAATGATTCACTGAGTTGTTCTTTGATTCCATATTCAATAGCAAGAGCATTTTCTTGCATCCATTCATCAGAAACATACTCTAGATAAGAATCAACACGCTCTTGAAGCTCATCTCGCATAGAGCTGACTTCTTCATAAAGACGCTGTTCATATGCTTGTTCGAATTGCTCTTCAAGAGCTTCACGAATTTCACTAACTTTACTACGAAGAGCAGCTTCGAAGATTACTTTTGCCTTATCTTTGAATTCTTCGGAGAGATCTTCACCTTCAACTAGAGCTTGTACATCTTCTTCGATGTCGAATTCTTCTTCCTCTTCCTCTTCCTCATCATATTCTTCTTCTAGTTCTTCATCTTCCTCTTCGTCCTCATCATATTCTTCTTCTAATTCTTCTTCGTCTTCTAGCTCTTCTTCGTCTAGTTCCTCCTCTTCTTCTTCCTCTTCTTCTGCTTCTTCTTTTACAGCCATTTTCTTCATGGCCTCAGCAGCTTTTGCTTTGGAATTGACTACATCACTGACAGTCTTTAGAGTAGCAGTAGGATCTTTAATCTTTGCTGATTCATCATCAGACTTATAATTTTCAGGGGTAGGGCCACCAAGATCTTCCCATCCAGTTGCACTCTGACCATCAGGAATACCAGTGGTTAGATGTTGCATTGGCTCTGCTGGTTTTGCATTTGCATTTACAGCAGATCTGGATTGCTTTGTGCCTACTTCCATTTCTTGTAAATTTTTTCCACGAGACATTTGAACTCTCCGATTTAGCTATGTATTAAATCTATATTTATTTATAATTTAAAAAATTAGAGGGAATTCAAAAATTCATCAAATAACTGAATTTTCTTCTCTTCTAGTTCTCTAGATTCAATTAAACGGTCAATCTTTTTCTTCATGTTTTGGATGACCCATTCATTTTTTGATGCATCATAAATCCAATCAATATCTTCCATCACCGCAGAAACAAAAGCATCAGGAGCAGAAGGATCCGCAACAATATCAGCAGCAGTAGCCAACATAAAATCGTCAGAAACATAACGAACTCCATTGCGTTCTACAAGAGAACCAATTCCACGAGAAGATACACCAAGTTTTACTCCTTCTGAAATCAGAGAAGAAGCTATTTTACCCATCGGAGTATCAAGAATCTTTGCTTTACCAACGAAGTTATTTCCATTCTCTTTGAGGGAAGTAATCATGTGAGATACACGATCTAGATTTACTGTAGGGCCACAGTTACCAGTCCAATAAGTATAACCATTTTGTTCTACCATAAAGTTGGTATTTTCTACCTGAATACAATAGACCTTATCATTCCAATCTTCGGCAGTCATTTCAAGGAATCTATTATCAAGATGGACTCCTTTAGTATTCAGGAAGCGGCAGAAATGATATGAAATATCATTAAATGTATCAATAAATCTCTCAATTCCAATTCCTGCTATGGTAGCAATTTGAGCGATATCATCAATCATTTTTTCAGTTGAACCAAACCGATCGAAATCAAAATGATCAATAAATGTTCTAGCCGTATCGGAATTTAAATTTTCTATGAAATCTCTTGAGTGACAGTCTGCATTTATCTCTAGATATCGTTCGAGTCTTTCATCTCTACAATTCCATACTATAAAATCATCACGAGTACTTTCATCCCACTCAAGACATTCAATTGAATTTAAAACTTCTCTAATTCGGTCTGCTTTTTTGCCTTTTTTCTGTAAAATTGTGATGCCATAAGTAACATGACGATGGCCATTTGAATCATAAATTGCTAGAAAAGCAGCAAAAGTATTAAAATCAATTTCTAGATCTTCAATTTGATAAGTATCAGAAGCTTCCTTATTCAGACCTAGAGAATACTTTGGAATATACCACTTCTTATAAAAATTTTCTTTGTTAAGATCTTCATAGATCTCTTGTGCAGTCACAAACTTATGATCTTGATTTCTACTGTTAATAATTAGAAAACGATGATCCGGAGTGACTTTAGTGTTTATACCTCGGTTTTTGATGGTATACATGATACCATTATGATCGTTGATTACAACCTTTTTGATTGGATGTAATTCAACTTCTTTTGTTTGGGGATTTAGTGTGTATACCAGTTCTCCTTCTTCGCAGTTCTTAATATGCTTCCAACCACCACTTTCTGATAAAAGTTTTGCATCTTCACTTAGGCAGGGATGTCCAAGTTCTCCTAATGCTCTACCTTTACTGATATAATTTTCATTGTATCTACTAACTTCTTTAGCAAGAGTCTCCATTGGATAGCATCTACCATTACGATTTTTGATGTCAGCTTGAAGAAAAATACCTTCAATATAAAGATTCTTTTTTCCGTTTTTTTCCTCAGTAATAAATTTTACCTTAGAAATTTCTTCTGTGATGAGTTTCATTCTCGGTATTTATGTTCTTAATTATTATTTATTTATAAAAAACCCGCAACAATTAAGTTGCGGCCACAAGAACTAAATCAAAGAACTGGCATCTCATAATCTTGAGTACCATTACAATAATGTTTGAAAATAATCTCATTATTATTTCCTGTCCAAGCCGCAACCTGAGGAACTGTAATTCCAGCTTCAATCCAATGACTGATTGCAGTGTGACGGCAATCATAAGGGCGATAGAGGTGAGAAATTAGTTCGACTTCGTAGAGGGGGGGAGGTGTTTCATTAAGCCCACACTCTCACCGGCTGCTCCGGCCACACCGCATAATTGTCCCAGCCCTCAGGCACTTCACCGCGATAGTTGATGTGCCAGCCCTCTAGCACTTCAGGCGGTGTGA